AATATTATGATCACGAAAGATTTAAAAAATATAATAAAAGAAGAGACAACAATTGATTTAGATAGTGAACACGTAATGCATTGTAGAGACAGAGAAAACGTCGAAGCAAGAGCAATGTACTATTCACTACTACGTAAGTACACTAATATGACTTATTTAAAAATAGGTAAGTCTGTAGGTAAGAATCACGCAACAGTTATGCATGCTGCTAATTCTTTACCTTTTTGGTTAAAGCAAGATGAAGGATTGTTTAATACATATAACAGAATAAGCAATAAATTTAGAAAGCTATTAGGGTATGATGAAACAAAACATAGAATCGAGTTAAACATAGAAGCTATATTAGCACAAAACCTTGAGCTTAAAAGACAATATGAAAAACTTCAGAAAAAGTATGAACAGATTAATATGCTTGATTAACAAATGATAACATTTTTTATTGTACTATTGATTAATCAAATTTTTTCAAGTTATGGCACATGGAGGAAAAAGACAAGGAGCAGGTAGAAAATCTAAAGCAGATGAGATTAACTTAATAGAAAAGTTAAGTCCATTAGAAGATGCTGCATATATAGCTCTGAAAGAAGGAGTAGAAAGAGGAGACTTTAAATACGTACAGCTGTTTTATAACTACTATGCTGGTAAACCAAAAGAAACAAAAGATATTACAATAAACGAAGATACCCCATTGTTTATTGACTAATGCGTGTAAAGAAAACGATAGCGTTTGACAAACTTCTTAAACTAGACAAAAGAGTTAAGATTGTAAGAGGTGGATCGTCAGCAGGTAAAACAATAGCTATTTTATCTATTTTAATAGACCAAGCAATAAGACATGAAGGAAGCGAGATAAGTGTAGTATCAGAATCAGTACCACATTTACGAAGAGGAGCTTTAAAAGACTTTCTAAACATTCTTAAAGGTCTTAATAGATATTACGAAGAAAAATATAATAGAACAACATTAAAATACACTTTTAGCAATGGTAGCTATATAGAGTTCTTCAGTACAGACCAACCAGATAAATTAAGAGGATCTAGAAGAACAGACTTATTTATTAATGAGTGTAACAATGTAACGTTTGAAGCTTATCAGCAACTATCAATTCGTACAAGTAATACAATTTGGTTAGATTATAATCCAACTAATTTGTTTTGGGTAGATAAAGAGTTAGTTAATACAGAAGACTCTGACTTCATTACATTAACTTATAAAGACAATAATCAACTTCCGAGCAGTATTGTCAAAGAAATCGAGAAAGCTCGAGAGAAAGCATCTAACAGCACTTATTGGGCTAATTGGTGGCGTGTCTATGGATTAGGTGAGATAGGGACACTTGAAGGAGCATGTATTCCTGATTGGAAACAGATAGAAGTAATACCACCAAATGCTAGATTATTATGTCACGGGTTGGATTTCGGATATAGTATCGACGAAGCAGGATTAGTAGCATTATATAAACTAGATGATGCATATATATTTGATGAAGTATTATATAGAAAAGGTATGCTAAACTCACATATAAGTCAATTTATAAAGAACAACAATATATTAGGAGCAATATGGGCAGATTCAGCTGAACCTAAATCAATAGCAGAACTAAACAGTTATGGTCATCAGATATTTCCTGTAAGCAAAGGAAGAGATAGTGTAGTGTATGGAATTAATTTAATTAATCAGAATAAGATATTTGTAACACAAAGATCTAAAAATTTAATAAAAGAATTACAAGGATATGTTTGGCTAAAAGATAAACAAGGTAATGTACAACAAAAGCCTAATCCTATGTCTGCAGACCATGCTATAGACGCAGCTAGATATGCTTTAACATCTCAATTACAAGATCCAAATAAAGGGGAGTATCATATCTGGTAAATGTTAAAGAAATGTTAAAATTTATAATTAATGTTGATAGTTTGTTAAAAACATCTACATTAGCTATGTAGTTATCAAGGTGCTGATAACCTAAGTAACAAAGCTAGTGAAAAGGCAGCACCTTTTTAAAACAACAAAAAACAAAGAATATGAAAAATATAGAATTAGAAACTAATAAAGGATTTATCGAGATAACTGATAAAGGAAGTGTCGTTAGGCACTTATTACCAACAGCTTTTTTTTATGAAGAATTTAATCAAAGTGTTGATGAAGTTTTAAGTTGGGTAAAGAAGTACTATCAATTAGATAATGATAACTTCGGTGTCAAAATCATGAAAGAAAATAATGATATTGTCTTTTGGACTTTAGCAAGACTTTAATAATAGAGATTATGAAAAAGAAAGAATTTTATACATGGGCAGTTATTACTTACATAGTAGTATTAATATTTTTAATTATATTAGGAACACTAACTTATTACTTACCGTAATGAAAGCAACAAAAAAAGAAATAAACATGCCTGTAGATACAGAACTACAGAAGAGAATAATAAAGTACATTGTATGGGGATTACCGCAATTTACACTCTGGATGATATTTTTAATACATTTTATATTTTATGTCATTAGAGGAAGCTAGAAAGAAACTTGTACTACTACAGTATGAATTGTTTTATCATGCAGATTTAACTCCTGGTTCATCTGTAAGAATATCAAAGAAATTATTAAAAGTAATAGAAGAGCTTGAAAAAGAAATCGCTAAACCTAAAAACAAAAGAGCAGTACCAGAAGGAGATGATGATCTTCAAGTGGTGTACTGAAAATGATATTAGGGTATATAGAGAACCTGTAAGGTCTGGAAAGAATCCAGATGTAATAATTGTGTTAGATTATAAAGGACAGATTAAAAAAGGCACACAAATATTCAAGCAACACACATCAGAACTAGAGCATAAAATAGCAGAGGTATATGAATGGGCATACGATAGAGCAAAAGAAAGTATAAGCAATCAAGACAGAATCAAAAAGGATAACTATTAATAGATAGTTTTTTTTCATATTTAATTAATGTTTGAGAGGATCAGAAATGGTCCTCTTTTTTTTATGTTATACAAAAAGTATTAATTATTATTGTAATAATATGAAAGTTAAGATACAAGTTCCAGAATCTTTAAGAGAGATTAGTCTAGAACAATATCAAAAATATCATAAGATAAATACAGAAGATAACAAGAATAGTAATTTTCTGTTACATAAGACGATAGAGATATTCTGTAATTTGAATTTGCAGAATGTAATAAAGGTAGAGTTTAATAGTGTAGTTAAGGTTGTTAATATGATTAATGATCTTTTCACACAAGACGTAAAGCTTGTACCTACTTTTACAATGGATGGTGTAGGATATGGTTTTGTACCAGACCTAGATAAAATGACATTAGGAGAGTATGTTGATTTAGATAATACATTAGGTGATTGGGACAACATGCATAAAGCAATGGCAGTATTATATAGACCTATAGACGATACATATAAAGATAAATACATTATAAAGGATTATGATCCTGATGTAGATAAAGATAAGTATAAGCAAATGCCGCTTGACATAGTAATGGGCTCGATAGTTTTTTTTTACAATTTAAAGAACGAGTTATTGAAAACTATCCTGAAATCTTTGAATCAGGAGGTGATAAAGACCTTGACTATTCAGCAGAGAGAAACTTTACTAGGAAGTGGGGATGGTATAACTCGTTATATAGATTGGCTGGAGGAGATGCAACCAAAATTGATGAAGTTAGCGAAATAAATGTACATGAAGCATTTTTCTATTTGGCATACGAACAAGATAAAGCACAAGCAGAGAAACAATTAATAAATAAACATAGATGACAGGATTTTATAACATAACAAAAAAGATAAAAGACACACTAGAAGCAGAACCATTTGTAAACACAGTTTCTTATGGTAGCTTTGATAATGTAGATCTGAATAAGCAGACAATATTCCCTTTATCACATATATTAGTAAATCAATGTACACTAAATTCTAAAATATTAACGTTTAGTATTTCTGTTATGTGTATGGATATAGTAGATATAAGTAAAGATGAAACAACAGATTTATTTGTAGGTAATGACAATGAGCAAGATGTACTAAACACACAATTAGGAGTATTAGACAGATTAGTATCATTATTACAAAGAGGAGATTTATATACAGATAAATACCAAGTAGACGCAGATGTTACATGTGAACCATTTACTGATAGATTTGAAAACAAGCTAGCTGGATGGGTAGCAACATTTGATGTACACGTACAAAACGATATGACAATATGCTAAACAACGAGAATACAAGAAAAGCATTAGAAGCATTTAAAGACTATGTTATCAAACAGTCAAGAGCTAATCTGACTAGAGGTCAAAAGAATGTATCTAGTGATTTATATAATTCTCTAAAAGGTGTACTAGATGTAGGACCTAATTCTTTTAGCTTAAAGTTTGAAATGGAAGATTATGGTAAGTTCCAAGATCAAGGTGTTAAAGGAGCAACAAGCACATATTCAGAAAGTTCTAAAAGTCCATTTAAGTTTGGTACAGGTACAGGGAAGAAAGGTGGATTAAGAGGTGGTATTAAGAAATGGGTTGAAGCAAAAAGATTTCAATTTAGAGATGTACAAGGTAGATTTACAAGTTATGAGTCTACTGCTTATATAATAGCAAGAAGCGTATTTAATAAAGGAATTAAAGCAAGCTTATTCTTTACTAAACCTTTTGAAAAAGGATTTAAGAATTTACCGAACGATTTAAAAAAAGCTTACGGACTAGACGTAGAAGAATTTATAGAATATACAATAAAAAACTAAACAATGGCAAATATATTTTTAAGAAGTCCTTATTATGAATATCACACAAGAGCTAGTGCACAGTCAGCAAAACTACAGTTGTCGATTGATGGGACATTAAGATACACAATAGTAAAAAACACACCAACAAATGCAGTTGTATTTGAAATAGCAGAATTAGCAAGAGACTATTTAGATATTACATATAATGGTACTTATGTAAGTCAAAAGGTAAGTATAACAGGTGAGATAATTTGGTATACAGCAGCTGACGCTGGCGGATCTGTTTCAGGTACATCAGTTGTATTCACACATGAAGGGTTTGATGGTTATTGGGATTATTACAATACAAACACAGCAAAAAAGTTCTGTGAAACAGGATCATGTATTTTACAAGATAATACTAATATCTATGTACCAGAGAATGAAAGTGGGTTTGTTCCTGTTTTAGCATCTGGTAACATTGTATATGAATCTTTTACGAGTTCAACAACAAGTATTGCGGTAGGTAACCCTAGTACAACAGTAACTATTAAAAGAATACCTTGCTCTAAATATACACCGATAAAAATAACATTTGTAAATAAGTATGGAGCTTTACAGGATATATACTTTGATAAAAAGCATGTAGAAACATTAACAGTAAAGTCAGAGCAATATAAAAACAATAATTTATCAAATACTGGTACGTATTCTAGATATGCACATCAATATAGGGTTTTAAATAAAACAGGTAATGAAAGAATGCAGTTAAATACAGGGTATATAGATGAAGGACATAATGAAGTAATGAAACAATTAATGTTATCTGAACAAACTTGGATGAAAACAGGTACAGAGTATCATCCAGTCAATTTAGTAACAAATTCATTATCATTCAAAACAAGTGTTAATGATAAACTAATAAATTACTCAATAGAAGTTGAGCATGCTCACGAACATATTGATAGAGTTAGGTAAATGAAAGCGGTTTTACAGTTATATATAGAAGGAACAAGAATAGATTTGTTTGAAGATGAATCTATAAGTATTGTACAATCAATACAAAACGTTAGAGACATATCTAAAGTATTTGTAGATTTTACTAGAACATTTAACGTTCCTGCTTCTAAAACCAACAACAAAATATTTAAACATTTTTACAATTATACTATTACTGATGGTTTTGATGGTAGATTAAAGAAATCAGCAACAATAGAAATAAATCATAGACCTTACAAAACAGGTAAAATAAAATTAAATGGTGTAGATTTAAAAGATGGAGTACCAAGTCAATATAGAATTACTTTTTTTGGAAATACTATTGATTTAAATGATTTATTAGGAGATGACAATTTAAGCTCATTAGAATTATCTGATTTTGATAAAACGTATAATGCAACAACAGTACAACAGCTATTAGAAGGTGCACCTGCAAACACAACTGTTACTTATTCTCATCCTGATAGAACAACAGACATTGTTTATCCTAGAGGAATTATAGCACCATTAATAACACACACTACAAGACTATTTTATGGTTCATCTACAACAGAGTATCCAGATGCAGCAGGAGGTAATTTAAATACAGGTGCTACAGGACATCATGGGGTGTATTATGAGGAGTTAAAGTATGCAATACCTGTAGATGCAGTTATAAGAGCTATAGAAGATAAATACGGTCTTACATTTTCTAATGATTTCTTTGTAACAACAAATGACAGATATTATGATTTGTTTTTATGGTTACATAGAAAAAAAGGTAAAGCATTTGAAGAAGAAGCAGTAGAAAAGAGAATAACAAACTTTCTTATAGACTATTATCAAGAAATAGCTGAAGTAGGTAGTTTTGGAGATAGAATTGTAGTGCAAAATGCAACAGGTCTTATAGACTTCTCTGTAACTTTAGTAGCAAGTTCTGCTTTTTCTGGTAAAGTATATATAAAAGAAAATGGTAATATTAGAGATGATTTAAGCAAAACTGTTACAAGCCAAACATCAGTAAGTATTAATGGATATTTAACAAATGGTACGTATGAGGTTTTTGTAGAGTCAAGTGATTCATCAATTGCATTTACTACAGATTCACAATGGAATTTAGATCCGTTATATGTCCCTGACTCTGCGGCAACATACGCAATGCAATCTGGAGGCTTTACATTTAATAACACAAGAACATTTACGGTTTCTTCTCAAATACCTGATATGAAAATAATCGACTTTTTAACAGGTATATTTAAAATGTTTAATCTAACAGCATACACGGAGAATGGCACAATCGTAGTTAAAACGTTAGATAATTATTATGGTAATTCAGGTTTTGGTAATACTGCAATAGACATAACTAATTACGTGGATGAACAAGAAGCGTCTGTAGATGCAGCTTTACCTTATAAAGAAGTAGATTTAAAATATGAAGGACTAGGCACAAAGTTAGCAAAGCAACATGAGCAATTATCTAATACAGGATGGGGAACTGAAGAATATAGAGGAGATGATTATTATGACGCAAGCCCTGAAACATACGAAGTAGTATTGCCGTTTGAGCACATGAAGTTTGAAAGACTAAAAGATGGCTCATCAAATACAAGTGCACAAGTAGGTTGGTTTGTAGACGACAATAATGACCCTTATTTTGGAAGTCCATTAATATTTTATGCATATAGACAGACATCAGCAACAGCTATTAAATTTTTAACTGGTGAAACTAGTGGGTCTAACAATATTACAAGTTATTTTATACCATCTAATAGTCCAGATATAGATCCTACTGAAAGTGAATTTGCAATAAACTTTAAGCAAGAGATAAATGAATATACCCAATTATCAAATTTCACTAAAACATTATTTAACGAATACTATGACCAATATATATCAGATGTATTCAAATTAAATAGAAGACTTACAACAGTACATGCTTATTTACCTATTAAGATTTTACAAGAATTAGAATTATCTAATATTCTTACTATAGGTTATAAAAACTATAAAATAAACGAAATAGAAACTGATTTCTCTACAGGAAGATCTAGAATAGAGTTATTAAATCAAAGAGCTGTATCAGCATTTGGTTCTACACCTATTAGTATAACAGACCCTACAGATTCAGATGCATGTACAGCAGATTCTACTTTAGAAACAGTAGATGCTACAAGTCCAACAGCAGATACTACGTGTGATCTTGGAAGAAGTTTAGAAATTACAGGACCTCTTACAGCAGAGAAAAATGTAAACATAACACTTACTGCAAATCCAAAAGAATTTATAGGTACAGCGGAATATCTTTGGGCTGGTGGAGCAGCAGCTGGTGAGACTACAAAAGAAGTAACTATTACAAATGCAGATATAGGA